GTTTTAACTCGCCAAATAGCCATGTTATACCTTTGCCTTTCTAGTGCGTTTTGGTTTTTCTTTTGTCTTTCCTTCAACGCTAGCAATGGCTTCTCTGACATCTCGTTGTAAAGCATCCCAGTCTGTAACAAATTCAACACGCCCGTCTTCATATTCAGTTCGTGTGCTGTGACTGCCCTGAATAATTTTAGGCCAACCTCCGCTGGGCTTGTTAATCAGTTCCTCTGTTCTCTTTTCAATTTTAGCCTTACGGTTGGCTGGAAGTTTTTCAATAACTTCAGTCAGTGATTTTGTTTTTTTAGTTGCCATTTCAGTCCGTCCTTATATTATCTTGGTGCAAATTCTTGTTGTAATTTAATGTTGTCAAAGAATTCTTTTTTAGCACCAGGATCTTCTTTGAACGATCCTTTGAGGACAGTAGTCTGTGTTAAACTACTATGTGCCATAATACCTCTATTTTCACAGCAACCGTGTGTAGCTTGAATATAAACACCTAGATTTTTTGCTCCAGTGGCGGCTTCGATTTCTCGGGCAATATCATTAGCAAGCTCCTCCTGGAGAGTGCCACGCCTTGCACACCACTGGGCGATTCTTGTGTATTTCGAAAGGCCAATGAGCCTATCGGCAGCAATAATACCGATATAAGCAACGCCAACCACAGGTTGGTGATGATGACTGCACATAGAACGAAGCTCACTACGAACAACCAGCATACCTTCGTAACGGTCCTTCGAATCATTTGGGAAACATGTTGCGTCTGGTCTTGGATCATATCTGCCTGCCATTATTTCATTAAAATACATCTTGGCAAGCCTACGTGCTGTGCCTTTTGAGTTAGGATCGTTTTCACGATCAATCAGCAAACGATCAAGCACTAGTTCAAATGCTTCCGTTGCTTCGTTAATTAGATGTTCTTTGTCGCTTTCGTGTAGATAATCGCTGATATTATCCCCAGCCCAGAAACGTTTCCCATCTCGTTTCATTTTAAAACGAAGCACATCGCTAAGGTATGCTTCTTTGTAGCCTTTTTCGCCATACATGGCATCTAGTGCTGTTTCGTTATTGGTCAATTTATTCTCCGAGTTTTTGTCGTGGATGACATATTTTATAATCTTATTTAGGTTTTTGCAACCTCAATAGCGTATTTTTCTTAATTGCTGTCTTCAATACGTTCAATTGTACACCTAATTTGCTCGATATTTTAGATAAAGCACTGGTATCTTTAGGAAAACACATTCCTCCAAATCCGTAGTAATTGTCAGGCCCTGGAACTTGCAAATGACTAGATCCAATTCTCTTATCTAACATTAACGATTGAATCATATCTTGCCATTTGTAACCGTGTGCTTTTGCTAGTTCTTCCATTTCATTCATAAAAACTACTTTAGTAGCTAAGAATGAGTTAATAATATATTTGGTTAGAGCAGCTTCTCCAATTGTAGTGTATCTAACATGTTTAATAGGTTGCACACCTTTTAGTATACGTTCAGCTTCTCTTTGATATGCTAATACAATTCCTCCAATAATTACATTTTCTTGATTGATAAAATCTTTTAATGCATTAGCGGCAGTCAAAAACTCCGGCACGTGAACTAAATTAGGATACACAGTTTGCATTTTTTCATAAAATGCGGGCGGTGCAGTTGTTTTACTGATAATAACATTTTTAAAATCTTTTAAAAGATATAATACTGCATTTAATATACTAGTATCGCATTCACCGTTTTCTTTACTTGGACTTGGTACGCAGACAAATACAGCTTCACAGTCTGCAAGATCTGCATAAGTTCCTGTACTTTTTTCTGGATCAACATCTATACAAACAACATTGAAGTCGTGATCTGCATAGGCGGTTTTTATAGCATTACCTACAAATCCTAATCCTATAATACCAATTTTAGGCATTTCAAACATTAGGTACTGATTCCCTTGTTGTACGGTTGTTGCATTCGTTGTTTGCGGCATTCTTCTTTTACTTCTTTAGGTATATCTGGGTGCCATTCAGCCATGCCGCAGTCGTAAAACTTAATACGTTCTTCAGGCATAGGGATAATGGCTAGTAATCCTATCCAAAACGCTGTGGCAAGTAACGCACCAATAAAATATTTCACAGTCTCTCGCTTAATAATATTCTACACAAATCTGCGTCTTTTTTATTCTTAAAAGTGAAAGTCATATAATCTGGACAAGGTTTATAATAAAACCTATTTCCAGGTAATCCAAATACTTCTAATACTGAAGCACAACTTTCATTCCACCATTGGGATCCTTGGTTGCGCCAGTTGAGAGTTACAATGTGTTCTTTAGGTAACGGAGATCTAAACCACTCTGGTTTTCTAGTAAGATCAAACGGTTTATGTTTTTTATCTGTCATCGTCAAAATCGACCCGTTCGTTATCTTCAATCCACTGTAGTTTAGTTAAACGTGCAATTTCATCTTTTAGCATAAGTTTACGCTTTTTCATTTCTGAAATTTGTTCGTCAGTATAATTACCTTCGGTAATTTGCTTGTCTAATACACGATGACTTTCTTCAAGAGTTTGAATTCTGCTTCTGTACACGATAATTTCCTTTCTCTGGTATTACATGACGCACACCGCCACGTGGATCCTCCATGTCACCTTTTCTTCTTGGAATCATATGAACATGGGAATACATCACTGTTTGTCCTGCAGCTTCTCCGACATTTTGTCCGATATTAAAAGCGTCCCAACTTTCGTCACGTACTCCAAGTTGTCCGTATTGGTACGCTGCTTTGATGCATTCAAATAGGTTTGCAAATGTGTCTTCGGTAGGCACAAATAACAAATGCCCTTGGGTAACTGGATATGCATCTTTGAAGACCCAATAATATTCTGATTTGAATTTAATGTTTTCTTCTTCCCATGGGACAAGTTTTTCATTCATAGCCCTTTCTAGTTCGGTTTTCATAAATTACCTTCATTTTAAAAAAATATCATTAATTTGCCTATTAACACGAATAAATGTTGTGCATTTACTTAATTGCTTTAGACTAGGCGCACCAACATAGGTGCAAGTACTGCGAATACCACCTAGTAAATCTAATACAGTATCGTTAACAGACCCTTTAAACGGAATTTCTACTGTACGACCTTCGCTACTACGATAGTTGGCAACACCGCCATGATGTTTTTCCATAGCAGTATCACTGCTCATTCCGTAGAATTTAACATAATCTTTAGTGTCAACATATTGAGTACCGGTTTCATTACTTAATTCGTTTGAAACAAAACTTTTATGTATAACAGTTCCACCACCTTCTATGTGTCCTGCAAGCATACCGCCCAGCATAACAAAATCGGCACCAGCACCAAAGGCTTTAGCAACGTCGCCAGGACAAGTGCAACCACCATCAGCGATAATATGTCCGCCAAGGCCATGAGCAGCATCACTACATTCAATAATTGCGGAGAGTTGGGGATATCCACAACCAGTCTGAATCCTTGTAGTACATACACTACCAGGACCAATGCCCACTTTAACGATATCAGCTCCACGTAGTATTAACTCCTGTGTCATGTCTGCGGTAACAACATTACCTGCAATAATTGTACAATGCGGAAATGTTTCTCTAACTTTTTGAACAAAATCTCCAAATCGTTCTTGATACCCATTAGCTACATCTATGCAGATAAAATGTATCTCTGGGTAAGCATTGACAATTTGTCGCAACTGGAGAAAATCTTTATCACTGGTACCAGTGCTAACTGCAAAATATTGCCCGCCAAATTTACTTGTTAGATCAAAAAGATCATCTTCGGCGTAGCTCTTAACTAGACAGGTAAACATCTGATGTTTATACAATGCTCGAGCCATGTCTATTGTACCTACACCGTCCATGTTTGCAGCCATAATTGGAATACCAGTCCATGACTTCTTACTGTGTTTAAATTTATAGGTACGATTTAAATCCACTTCTTTACGGCTAGCTAATGTACTACGCTTAGGACGAATTAATACATCCTTAAAGTCAAGTTTGATTTCGTCTTCAATTCTCATTGTTCCCACCATGCTTCGTAAGGGAATTCGATCCACACATCATTTTCTGCTTTGTTAACTTCCATAGCAGAAAAGTCCATTTTTACATTACATTTACTAGCTTGGTTATCCACTAACACTGCAAACTTTACATTATTGTTCCAGACATGCTTCCAATCAGGATCGTTGGGCAAACAGCTACTAGGCCAGTCATTTATAATCCAGTTAAATGTTGCACCTGTATCATTAATGTCATCAACAATAAGAATGTTCTTAAAATTACTGCCTTCTTCTAACAATGAGCTGGCAGCATCTAAAACTGACCCAACATCGTTTTCGTCTGCTACAAATCTTTCTTGTTTGGGATAACCTAGTGCATCTTCAGCTATACCACAATCGCTAACACATTCGCCGCCGTCACGTAAACTTACTTGTAACGGTTTCATAGGAATATTAAAGTAGTGACTAATCATGACAGCAGGAACAAGGCCGCCACGACTAATACCTACAATATAATCAGGTCTCCAACCGCTATTAGCAATATCTCTACAGAGCTTGCTAATTAATTTTTTTAAGTCTTGATCTTTAAGTATTAGTTTGTTCATTATTGCCCTTTAATTCTTCCCACATTCTATACTTTGATAACTCTTTAATATATGCATCGTACATTTTTTTGAGTTTAGGATATTTCTTTTCCATTATAACATCACGCTCTGGAATCATCAAGACTTTTTCTATTGTAGTTAACCGTTCTTCTAAATCTCGACCATTGTGGATAATTTTACCTTTGACTTCTAAACTGGCAGGATCGTTAGTTACAACTACTGACGGACTAAGTTGATATCCACTAGTATTGGTCCATGTTGTTCCGTTAATACCTGTAGTGGTTAAAAATGCTCCGCTAGGAATGCCAGTAGGAGAACTAATTTGATATGTTGGTAGATTTACGCCAGTTGAAGTAGTCATTATGTTGAACCCATTTATCTTTAACTAAGAATCCCCATTCTCGTTTGTGTGGACCTGGCATAAACAGTGTCCAACATTCAACACCGGGATCTAATTCAATTCTGTGATAACTATTAGCACCACAGGTACGGAAACTACCAGCGCCACGCCATTTGGCAATTTCACCTATCTTTTTACCTTCCTCGTTAAATTGAGGAATCCATTCCCAATAACCACCTTTAAGTATTAGTGTGGCATAAGGCCAGGGATGATCGTGAACGTCATCTGGATCACTCTTTAAAAATTTGTGTAAGAAAACGTTAAACGGAAACCACTTACGATCTGTAAGAAAGATGTAGTACCGTTCTAAATAGGGTTCGCTGTCAAGCCTATCTAAAATAATACGTTTACGCCCGGTGCGTTCTAAAAGACTAAAGAATTTATTTTTTAGGAACTGGATTATCATAGTCGTCCTTTACCATTTCATAAAACACTTTGAAGTTGTCAAAGGCAATTTTTAAACCTGGATATTTTTTACACATATCCTCTACGCGACCTAGTGGCGGCAAACAGTCAACCCATTCTTTAGGAATATTAAACGCTGAGTAATTGTCTATGCCTGTAAGTGTTATAGTGTCACTTGTTGATAACGTGCTAATAGTATAAGTGCCTCCGGCTCCGGCATAGGTGGTTCCGGCACTACCAGTAGGACCAAGTGTAATTGTTGGAATTGATGTAGCATAGTTATAACTTGATCCTCCAGCTGTAATAGTTATGTCGTCGTTCATGCTGGCACCTGCACCTGCAAGATCAATAGTACATTCTTTTATAATATCATCTAAGCTACGACCATTAATTAGTAATGGTTCTAATGAGTCCTTGGGCTGAGAAGAATCGCTCATGTAAATCCTCCGTTTGTTTTACTAGCATAGGAAGTCGTGTGCGATAATTCTCCATATGCTCTATGATTGTTTTAACAAGATGTGGTCTATGTGTGTCATATGCTTCGTAACTTTCTGTCCATTCTGAAGGATATTTGAAAGTGTCATAATACATTTCTGTATACGATAGACGATTAGGTACCATAGGAATAGCATCAACAATGGCACCTTCGTAACAGCTAATACCTAGTGTTTCTTGTAAGTTAGCACTAAACACTAGTTTAGCTTCTCCTAACAAGTTATGATATTCATTTTTAGTTAACTGTTGATCCTGACAAACAACAAATTCATATTGTGGAAGATGATGTTTAAGATCTCTAAAAATTTCTACTTGTTTTTCTGGAGCGATACGATGTGGAAACAAGATTAAATCTCGTTTAGGCATGCCCTTGTATGGAATAAGAATATCTTTGAGATATTCCATAGGCCAACCTGTACGAACTATTTTGGGAAATTTGCCCTCAAGAATTTCTTTTAGGTCTTCCTCAATCCACGGATTTAACATTTCGTTATTAAGAAGATTTCTAAAAAACATCTCAATATGAAAGTTGGTAGCAAAGTAGTTATAATCAATTGCATGAAAGAATGATTTTTCTGCGTGACGTACCCACGGAGCATCTCCAATCAATCGACCTAGAAAGTCTTGAGGGTCATAACTACCAGCATGCCATAGAGCGTGAATCTTGACAGGAATGCCGAGAAGCTCGCTCATGTATTTTAAGTTTATGATACCAGGATGCCAAGCATCAGTAAACAAAAAATGATCGCCAGGCTTAACTGCTCCGGATGTAAATAAACGGCCCATTCTTTCAACTTGAGCAGACTTATAGATATTAGTCCCGCCAAAATTGAGAAAGGCACCAGGAGTAGTGGCACTAGGAATATCTTCAGGACCAGAGATAACTTGAACCTCAAGTCCTGCCCTTTTAAAAATTTTGGGTACATGTTCTTTCCACTGTGCTGTATAACGAGTTTCTACAGCCTCTAAATCAACAATATAGATCATCGTTGGTAGTTGCGATTATAGTTTCCACTGCGGTTATATTCACCGCGAGGCTTGCGTGGACGAGTACTTTGGTAATATCTGTTCCAAATGTCACTTTGTCTATTATACAAGTTGGCTTCATTAAACTCGCATAACTCAAAGCGACAAAAATCGCGGAAAGCATCAAGATCATCAAAGATCTTAACAATGTCAGGACGAGATTCAAAATAAGCAAAGCCTTTGTAATTAGTAGCCATGATAGCTTTTTTCCTTTTAATACTTAATAAACGAACCATTTTCTCCGTCTTCGGAGACCTCAATCCAAACCTCACGGCCAGGATACTTTGTTGAAATAGTTTCAAACAAATCGTCTGAAATCATTTCGCAACTCTTATAGTTTAGCGTCAATGTGCTTTCGTTGTAAAGTTTTTCGAGCCAACGCTTAAACTGAATAAACTCAATATCACGATCATCGTGGAACACTTCAATATAAACTTTAAAATGGAAAATGTGACGATGAGGCGTACCTAAAAAACTAACATCGTATTCGTCGCCTGTGGCAAGTTTAGGATCTGTAGCCGCTGCCGGATACATATGAATACCTTCTTTGCGAAAGGTAACCCAGATCATTTTTTTAGGTCTTACATCTTGTCTAACAATCATTTCACTAATCCTTGTGCTAGTGTTGCAATTTCTGCATCTGTCATAAAAAATTGATAAACTGAGCTAAACTCAACTTCACCATCTTTATCTTTACATTCTTGTACAAATTCAACAGCATTTAAGTCAGAAGGACTAAGGCACTTCCAACTTTTTACTTTGAGTCTAAATGCTTGAGAATCCTTAACTACGAATTCTTTCATTTGATAACCTCGTCGTTTTTATATTGTGACCAGTCTGTGAACTTACTACGATCCATTAGTGTATGTAGACTGTGGGACCATACACCGGGATTAGTTGCCTTAAAATCTTTGTCATCAATTTTAAGCATTGTATTATAATTCCACAAACGAATGTAAGGAATTGGCACACGAATTTGCGGAATAAAATTATCACGCTCACAAAGACCACTTTCGTTAAATTCTTCAACTTGATTCATAGGAATATCAAGTGAGCAAAGATATCCTTTTTCTAAGTAGTAATAAATCATTTCTTCCCATGCATGATGTTCTTCAGGGATAGAAGGATTGTAACTATGATTAGCACCAAAGAAAATATGACGAATATGCTTAATTGTGTCTGTGTAAGAGTTTTGATCGTTTAAGATACTGTCAATAGCATCAGTAGGTTGTACGCCTGTAACAAACAGAGTCTTCATTCCGTAGGCAGGCGTATGCTCTACTTCATTTCCAATAAAGAATATAATGTTGTCTGCCTGACCGGTTGTATAATCACGATTCATTTTTGTTTTGCTCGTATTGTTTGAATAAACGGGTCACAGGTTCCATACGTTCCTGAAACACATGTGGACTAGCTTCAGCTGCCTGCTGCATATCCCAATTACTAGGATAATGTCTAAGGCATCCGCTTGCACGTTGTCTAATAATTTTGGGAACTCTAGGAGTGACAGTACGGTCACAAAGATCCTTTAACAATTGTTCCGCCATTTTAACGGCACGATACCGTTCGTCGGGTAGTGTCATTCTTTTACCTGTAATTCGAGCTGGTCTAATTTGGATTCTTCTTCGTCAGTGAATTCATCACTATGTTCGGATTGTACACTATTATCATTAACTTCGTCAAATAAATTGGCAAACATAGTTGAAGCGTTTATAGTCTTTTTACCAGTAGCACCACGGGTACCAATAATGCTCATCCAAAAACGGCTGTATTCTTCTACCACGGCATCAGCAGTGCCTCTGTCGCTAGTAGCAAAAATTGCTTCAACTACATCCTTAAAGAATAGTCTATCAAACTTTTCCTGTACTAACATAGACGGAATACTACCTAAATCATATTGTCGATTGGCTTCTTGAACGGCATTAATGTGACTCCAGACATTATGACCCATTTGAATAGCATAGCTAAAACTATCCCAACTGGTTCGACCTTCTCTACCTATTTTATTTAGGTCGCCTGGCGCATATATGCAAATATCTTTCATTTGAACTTGGTCGATGAGCGGGCTGGATTCAAAATTTCTGAATATTCCGTCTTGAATGACCGCGTCTTTGAAGAGCCTTGTATCGCTGGCGTATCGCTTGTCATCTGCGCTAGGAACCATTCGGTAGACCCATTTCGTTCTGTCTTGCGTCTCGGTTTGGATGTAGATCTGGCCATTTGCGGTTGCGAGGAATGGACTCGCACAATCAAACGATATTGTGAACTGGTCATTGTGATATTTCCTTACGGCACGTTGTATGTCTGTTAATAAACATGCCCATTCTAATTTACTAGTTCCTAAAAAGTGCATCCAGTCTTGTTTGCCTTTTTCTAGTAGCCCGTCAAACCGTAGTGCTACTAAACGTTTTAATGTTAGGTGTATGTCGCACATGTTTTGTCCGCCCATAGCCCAGCCGTTAAAGTGTCTGCCTGGATACTGTTTGGGGTCGCAGTATTTTTTCATACGCTGATACCAATCTTCAGCATCTGTATGATTTTCACCCTGTAGTACATTTAAGAACTTACAATTACCGTTACGGTTATTAACAAAATAATCGTTATTAATGTAAGTTCCTTGAACTGCTTCTGCATAGGTAGTAATACCTGTGGCCTTTTGTCCCGCTGGGGATCTAGCTACCCAAGCTGGGATATCTAGAATCATGCCATAGTCCATAAGTGTGTCCATCCATGTTAACACTTGGCTACGTTTCTTTTGTGCTTTAGGACAATTAGGATCTTTCCAATCAGCTTCCCATACACCTTTACCAATCTGGAAACCACCTGAGTCACCTAGAACCCAACTAGTAGCACGATTGCGATTACGGAACATGTCCTCGCTTTCGTCTTTTTTATTAAGATCTAAATTAGCATGGCCTGCAGAGTAAAGACACCAGTTGTAGTAAAATGCACCCTTATCTGGTTCTAGATAATTAAGACTTTCTACACCGTTTGTAAAACTTGCAGGGATACGTGCAGGATCTACATAGTTACCGTAGCGTTGCTTGCCTATAAACGTAGCATAAAAGCCAGACGTTGCAGGCAAGAACACTGCATAGTCTTTTTGTGTACTAGTTAAATCTCTATTCATTACTTGCTTTGTGCTGGTAAGATGTAATCGTATGTTGCTAGTCCGCTGTCAACAGTGATCATCATAGCACCTGCGTCGGCAATCTTCATAGTCTTATCACCGTCTAAGTTAAGAATGCTCATAACTTGTGTAACAGGCCAAGCCCATGACTGCTTTAGTTTTGTTTTAACATCAGACTGGAATACAAAACTACCTGCGTGTGTGCTAGCATCACCAAAGCTAAAGACTAAGTTTCCATTGTCTGTCTTGACCTGGAATACATTTTCTTCGCTGTGAGCAGCAGCCTGTAATTTTAGTCTGCTAACAGCAGCCATAGTAGGTTCAAACTCTACATCCCATGTAGCACCTTTAAACTTAACAGTCTTAAGTTTTTCGTTAATGATTTCACTGTTCATAAAACGATAGTCATTAACAAAGTCACCGCCTTCATTTTCAAAGTGTAGGCTTACTGGAATTTCTTTGCCGTTGCGTTCTGCCTTGACTACTTCAATCTTAGCATTTTCTTTGTATTCTGGATTACGCAAATGTAAACTTAGTTTGTCTAAGTTGGGCATTCCAAATACACCGTCAAATTCATCAACAGGAGTTTTTGTTTTGGCATTGATAATAACTGAACGATCTTCAGCCATTGATTCGATTACAGTTTCTTTATCATCGCCTGTAATTTTAACTAGCGGAATAATTCCTAAGCTGTGTGTATGTGTTACGATGTCGGTTAAGATGTCTTTCATGATTAGTCCTTTGTATTAGTATAGAGGTATTTAGGTTAAAAGTCAAATAATTTGTTAAAAGTATTTGTCTGTTCGGTAGATCTGATATCCCAATTTAGAACACCAATAAGGTTTTCTAGCTTGTTATCAATAATAGTAGCTTCCATTTCGTCGTGATCAAAAGGAAGATCCTTAAACCATTTAGGCAGTCTTAGTTCATCTACCGGATAAGCTACACTAGTAAATCCTAAAGGGTTATCTTTGAGTTTACAGACAATTACCTTGGCACCATCTGTAATCTGCATTGAATATTTGTCATCGTACATTCGTTTTAAAGTATTCCAATTAATACTAGCACGAACATGTCCTGGCATATTGGCTTTACCTGCCTTTTCTTCTTTGCGCTGATATTCAGTGATGTTGTTAGCACGTTTAGGCGATCCTTTTTCCCAACCCGGTCGGGCTTTAAACTCAGTGCGGAAATTAGTAATCATGTCTAAAACATCATTTTCTTCAGCACCAGATAGTACACGTTCAAGAACATCACTTAAAAAGTTTTGAATAAATTCTGGAGTATCACTACGCTTGAGGTCCAATCCCATAGCTTTAATTTTGCCAGGTTTACCGTCAACGTCTTGACGTTTGCCTTCTTTATCATAATAAAGAACAGCATAACGTTTTTTAGTAATAAACAAACTTTTTGATCCAACAATTTCACGACCTGCCTTAATAACTTCACCACGAGTTTTAGGACAATGGAAAGCATCTAGCATGAACTGAGGAAATGTCGAATTAACTTCACTAGCAATTTGATCATACAGTTGTATTACTGTTTCTTTTGACCACGGGATTGCGCCCGAGTCGATATCCTTCTTAAGCGTCTTATAAGCAGAAAAATAACAGCTATCAGTATCACCGTAGATAATAGCTTTTCCAACATGGTTAAAGTCTCCTGTTATAATTTCATTTACTTTACTTGCCATGTATTTGGCAATTTGACGACCCGTAAGAGTAGTAGACTGACCAATACGCTTATCGAAAAATCTACAACCAGGGTTAAGAATAGCTCCATATAGACTGTTTAGGTTAATTTTTTTAACTAATTGGCGTTTATCCCAATATTCTTCTTCAATTTTATTACCTGCGGCAATTGATTCTTTTAGTTTGGCCTGCATCTCCTTACGTTCAGCATACCAACGCTTTAGCAAGCCAGGAATAATACCTTCTTTTTCATAAGTAAAAATAGTGCCGTTAGCTGATAACATAAAGTGTTGATTACTTTCAAAGATCAACTTATAAACTTCAGCGGCACTTAGTATATCAACATGGCCATCTTCCCAGTCAATGGTAATTTCTGTGCCAATTTCCTGTTTCATAACAGCTTCATACTCTACACTACCAAACATACCTTCCCATGCTGCCGCAAAACTTTTACCTTTGGCTATTTGAGAGTCAATATATTCTTTAGTAGCAGTAGCTCGTAACTGACCAACAATAGTCTCTGGGCCCATGTTGAGCGCACGAATGGCACTAGGATACAGACTGTTAATATCTAATGATCCTATCCAGTCTTGAATACCCTCTTTAGGATACGCAACATAAGCACCAGCGGCCTGATTATCAGCATCATCGTCACGTTTAGGTCGACTAGGAACTTGAAAGCCTCTACGGTGGCATTCATTGATAATGGCCTGCTCAGTAACAGCTACAGCACCCATTGTGGTCTGTAACAATACTGTACATTCATGTGCTAGTTTATTGCTTAGATCTAAGAACTTGAGTTTTTGATCCAGTTTATTAAGTAGAGCACAGTCTTGCCTGTTATATTCAACAAACTTGCGGAAGTCATTGTTGTAGAGTTGATCTAGTGTACCTTCGTAGACTGTTTTAGTTTCTCCAATTTCCATTTCACCTATAGCATCAAGTCGATAAGTGTGTCGTTCTTCATATGTGTACTTTCTGTAGAGCTCGAGACTGTCTAAGTGTACACGGCCATGTAGGTCATAAGTTGTAGCAGTCTTACCAAACTTTTCATATTCACGTTTCTTAGGATATTGATCCCACAGACACAGTCTACGTGTGTCATCTTTGCTTAATACTTTAGTAATACGGTTAACAGTATAGGGCATATCAAAGCCTTCACTGTTCCAACCACTAAGGATATCAGCATCTTGAATTAAGTTTAAAAAAGTATCAAGCAAGTCTGCTTCATTGTCAAAGATATGTGTGTTAGGAAAGTCTTTGACAAGTTCTTCTGCTTCCTTTACACTCATTCCTTTTGGAGGAATAGCAAGACATACTAGCGTATCTAACCATTGTAGGTGAACAGCGATAGCAGTAATTGGCATAAATGCATCGTCCGGTGATGCATAGCCACGTTCCGGATCAAAGTCCACCTCAATATCCCAAAAAGCTACATTAAGTTTTGGTGCTTCTGCGTTTAAGTAGTTTTCGCTTAGTGTTACAAAGATCGGATTAATGTCCGCTTCATATAATTTTTTGTTTGAGTTAATAGCCATTTCCTTGCGGAAGTCTTTGCTATTTTTACATACAACTCTTGTGAGAGGTTCACCGTAAATTGATTGGTACTTACCTCGGGGATCTGGATAGTAGAATGTGTAACGAACTGGGAATTCTTTGAATACTCTTTGTCCCTTATCGTTACGTTCAACTACCTTAACAATATCAGCGTCACGCTGAAAGAATGCGTCTACGTACAAATTTTATCTCCTATGCAATTTATGGCTTGCAAATACCGCAGTAATCATTTGTGGCTGATTAAACCTTACTCACAACTATTTAGTATTTGTTTTATAGTTTGTAAATTTTTATAAGTCAAAATGCTATCAGTCATTGAATTAATACTTTCTAAAATGGAATCAGCATTTTCAGCCCAAACGTCTTTTAACGGACATACATCTACTTTGACAAAAAATAAACTAGACACATTGTCGCCTAAAGGTTCTGTAGTTTGAGTTTCAACTCTAAAATATAAATCATCTAACGATTTAGGCACAATGTTTGATTTTCTACTAGGATGATTACTTAGTTCTGGACTAGTTGTAATAGTCCAAACCCATCTGCGAAAACTGCTTTGGCCAGCATCGGCCATTGTACTAGTTAACCTGTCACTGGCTTTGACCAACATATCACCGTCTGCAACAGATTTGTGTATGTTAGTTAAGCTCTGTCCAATCCTATCTGCAGGCACCCAGCTACTAGGAAAACAAAAGCATATAGCACTTAGTAATCCATTGTGCATGATTGCTATGTCTTCTTCTATTTGTAGTGCTAGTTCTACAATGTTATCTGTTTTTTCTAATTCGCAATGAATAGATGCTTTTTGAACCAATTGATTTATAGTGCTTTCATGTGTAATAGCCCATAATTGATCGCCTAATAACTCAAGTTCTCTTTTCTTTGCATCTAAGTATAAAGGATTAGGGTTACGATTATACATAGCACCTGCCCACCGTTGCATATTGGGCCTTGTGGTATAAGGTGTCTTAATAAAATCTAATTTATCCTGCATGACGTGTTAGAAAGTTAACTCTAATTTTTTCTGGATCAAAATATTCACAAACTACAGATTTAGCAATTTCAATATCAAATTCTTTACAACTAAAGACATCAAAGTAAGCAGTTCCGTCTAGTTCCATAAAGTGAGCACTAATGTTACTAGTAGTAATTAATTGTAGTAAGCTATAACCTTGTTTAGGATCACCTGGTAGCAGATATTCAATGATGGGCTCACCGTGAGCCTGCATATCTATTCTTACCACAAGATCTTTAATAAAATTATAGATATTTTCTTTACTATTGATATTCTTGCAACCGCTACAGTCTAGTAATAAATGATAACCCCAGAAACTCATATTAGTCCTTTGGCAGTCTATTTGTTACGCCCAAAATCATTTCAATCTCATTCCAATCATTTTCATGGTCTTTCCAATTGTCTTTATGGGCAATGGTAATGGCTTTGTTAATAATACTTGGTTTGATTTCCAATTCTTCGGCTACAGCTTTAACTGTTTCTTTAAGTCCTTCTTTTAAGTCCTCAATTTCACGTAAAACGGTACTACCTTCGTTGATTAATCTCTCCAATTTGGCTTTTTCTTCGGGTCCATACATGCGTGTACTCATTGACACTCCTTCAAAATTATTGTATAATTGTAACATACTTATTCACACAGAGTCAACACTTATGAAAAAAATTGCACTAATTAGTTTACTAATCTGTTCAAATGCGATAGGACAATCCTTTGAAACATGGGATAATCCTAGCAGACGATTTCCTGTTGAAAATGCACAATTTCAGACAACAATTGTTGCTACTGATAATGTCCAAAGAATGTGCGAGAGAGAAAGTCGAAACAGGGGGTTTAGTGGCTTTAACTATGCTGTAAATAGCTGTGCATTTTGGAATGATTCTAAAACAGAATGTACTATTGTAGTACCAAAAAATACTAGTATGCACATATTAGGCCATGAATTATTACACTGTATAAAAGGTAACTGGCATTAAAAAACCGCCCTAGGGCGGTTTTTTATTATAGTCCAGATAGTTCTCGAATTCTTGTTATAAGAGCATCTTCGTATGCTGGTTGTTTTACACCACCCTGTCCTTGAGAAGCCTGTGGGTTAGCAGGACTTGCCGCCTGTCCAGCAGCTGGTGCCTTAGCGGTTGCAGTTGCTCCGCCTGGCTTATATTGATCGTCTGCTCCTGTGTAACCTGACATAGATCTTGCTCTAGTAGAATTCCACTGTAGCTTATCTTGCGGAGTCGCTGTAACTTGCCAACTTCCGCCGCCACGTCCTTGTTTGTATTCATAACGTGTTCCACCTACCCAATATGGTTTAGATTTATCAGCGGTCGGAGGAACTTGACTTGCGCCCCCAGCGGCAGGTTGAGCGGCCTGACCACCAGCTGCCGGCCTAGCACCAGCTGCCGGCTTAGATTGTGCTTGTGCTAGTTCTGCGGCAGTAGGTCCACCTTGACCTCCTCTACCCGCACCTGCTGTGCTAGGCTTAACTCCTGGAGGTAACGGAAGATTTCCACTAACTGCTTGTGGAAATTGTTTCATCGCAGCCTGAGTAGCAGGTCCCATAATACCATCTGCTTTAATTTTAGCACCGGCAGCAATTAATTTATCTTGTAGTGCTTTTACTTTTGGATCAGATGCAGCCGGTGTTTTTGCTGGTTGAGCTGCCTGACCACCACCTGCTGGGTTTCCGCCAGCAACAGTCATACCTGGCTCTGGAGCAGCACCTGGAGGTAATTGTAACGGAGCATTTGCTACGCTGTCGTATTTTTCGCCGGTTTCCGGGTTAATTC